GTCATTATACACATGATTAGTACTAACCCCTGGAGACAAGTCAAGTGTAAGTACAGGCCTGTTGCTTGACTGACTGAATTGTTTTACTACTGGGACGGCTTCACCATTAACATTTATTCTGCCTTGTAATAATTCTACTAGGTATCCTTCAAGGTTATTCATGGTTTTATTTGCCTCCTGGCTTGTAGTATTGTTTGAATCTTGCCGTGATTTTCGCGCCGGGCTCGGTTACTTCTACTGCTCTTTGGATATTTCCCATTGCTGGTATGTATCTTGTTCCATATTCGAGGAATACCCAATAGGGGGCGGTATTGTTTGTGATTTGTGCTCGTGTTACTGCCTCGCCCCCAGTGACTTCGTAACTGAATCCTCTTCTGAGGTTTCCTGTTACTTTCGGGGAGTATTCGACGCATTCATCTTTGAGTTCACGAGTTGTTTCTTGCACGGATTTGCGTACTGCTTCAGATAGTTTTTTAGAGTCAAGTTTTTTCCAGAGTGACTCGCTGATTTGCACATCTACTGACATAACTTATCACCCCTACTCCGGACAAGGTGTACCCTGCGGTAATCGTGGAAGTGATTGTAGTCTTGTATTTCCCCCACGATGAGGTACTGTTTGTCATCTTCATCGATGAGTAGATCCGCATCCCCTAACTTTGTGTCTTTGTTGATGTATATCTTGTAGAGGTTTTGTCGTTCTACTCCATACGCCTTGGCGAATTCTTGATTGTTCTCATGTTGAAAGTCAACCTGGATATCTTCAATATATGTATATTGACTGATACTTTCACCATACACGCCAGTACCCGATGATTCATGACTGTATCTTTTCATTGTCATGTTCGGAAAGAATATCATATCAACTTCACCCTTGCCCCAAACATTTCATGAATACCCCGTATGACACTGTCAAGACTATTATACGTGTTAGAGGTGGTGTTGTAACTGATACTGACATCTCCCTCGGTTATGCTTGAGATATTGCCTTTATGACTGTTGTCAGCTGCAAGATACATTGCTGCAAGGAGAATGTATTCCTGTACAACATCTCCTGCGAGTCCGACATTGTATGTGACTCGTAGTACTCCGTCTTGTTTTTCCTTGAAGTGTATGACTCCTTCATTCGTGATTGACTGTATAGACTCTGTGATATCTCGTTCATCAAGTTGTATCTGCAAATCTCTTGCGAGGATAGGATACTCTGCCGTCAAATACAAGTCACCATGAAAATCATAATCATAGTCCACTTCACTACGAGGAGCAATGTATTCCTCCCCTATAAGTGTTGCAGCATTTTGGATCATACTTGCGAGTTGTGTGTCTGTGTACTCATCTGCTTGTATGCCTATTGTTTCGAGCATGGTGCGTAGAGTTTCAATCATTTCGCTTGTTGTGTTGTACATTCCCTTTTCATCCTCCTAATATTTGTTGTGGAAAGAAAAAAACCCATTTTTTTGGATTATATACTTTATTCTCCTGCTCCAATACCAGTAATTACACCAGACTTCCAAGGAGCAAGGTTGTGAGCTACTGTGAAGGTTGCTACTGCCTTATTGTATGCAAGGTTGCTGCTTGGTAAGTCGAATAAGGATGGTGGGAGTAATGTTTTGATTTTGAGTGTACTTGAATCAAATGCCATCATAGCGTGTTCAGTTGTAGCAGATGCGCCACTGCCTTTTGTGGTGGTTGGTACATTTTCATCTACGAGTATTGTGAGTTCACGACCGTTGAGTGATTCGTAGGTGATTACTCTGAATCCGAGTCCTATGTCGACTTTGTCGTTGTATCTACGATATGGTGCTGCGATTTTCTTGAGTTGTTTTGCAACGAAACTATCTGTTACGATTACATCAGGACTTCCACCTTCTGCTTTGATTTCTCCGAGTAGGTCATCGATTGCATCTTCGGTTAATGCTGCACCGTCGTTGTCCTCTGTGTTTACATCTTTCCATACCTTGTCGAATTCAAGTGCGTTGGTTGTACTGTCACCGTTGAGGAGTAGGTAGTCCATTTTGTTGTTGACGAGTGTGTATCCACGTGATATTTCAGTCTGGAGTATGTCACGTGCTGTGGTTCCCATCTGTGCCATGAATGACACTTTGAAACCTGTTGCGATTGTTCTCATGGTTTCAGGGTGTTCTGTGTAAGCTGTTACTGCATAATCTGGGATGTCCCCGGTTTCGGCTATTACACTAGCGGTGTTGCCTGGTGTTTCTTCGAGGAATGATACTTTGCTTGTGTTTACGGGTTCTTCTCTTCCTTTCATTCTGAGGAAGGATAGGAAGCTTGTTTCCTCGACTGTCTTTGAATGTATTTCTGGGTCGGGGGTGATTTGCATTACGTTTGGTGCATTGCTGGTTGTTTGGTATGCTTTGTTCACGCTATCGTATAGTGCTTGAAGTTCGTTATCCATATTTATCGCCTCTTATTAGTTTATTGTCTTGTTTGTGTGAGCATTTCTGCTAATTCACGAGGGGTGTATCCCTTCTTTTCTTCGTTTTGTTCTTCTTTGTTGTTTTTCTTGTAGTGGAATGATGGAGAGTTCTTTGGATTGAATATGCCTTGTATTGTTTTTTGCACTGCTTTTTCAATCATGTCTTCTAGATGTTTTTTGTCATCCTCTTCATCGTCTTCTTCTTCGTCTTCTTTGCGAGGTTTTTCCTCTTCATCCTCATCTTCATCTGCTTTGGATTCACCTTCACCAATTGCAGGTGTACTGGTTGATTCTCCTTCTCCTCCTTCTGATTCGGATTCATTGTTTCCTTCGCTTTGTTGACTTTCAAGAGTTTCTATTCTTTCTTTGAGTTCGTTGAGTACTGCTTCGTACTCACTTTTGAGTTCACCACGCACAGACTCGATGAGGTCTTCTTGTTTCTCATTGAATGCTGTGTTGATGAGTTCTTCAACTTTTTCAATTGTTACTTGTTCATTTGTTCCTTCTTCTGCCATGTTATCACCTTCATCATTGTTGTTGTTTTTTTCTTGTACTGCTTGTACTGCCTGTACTGCATCACGGAATGACTTTGCAATCTCTACTGACCCCATTGTTGCTTGGTCACATGGGATAGGTGTCAAGCTTATTTCTGTGAGTTGCCATTCAGGTATTCTAGATGTACTTCCCTCTTCATACTGACATACTCCACTGATGCTTGCACCGAGATGCAATCCTTGAGTGAGATAGGATTCGAGTAGTGTTCTTTTCTCATTGAGTATGCGTGCTTTGAAGTGTACACCATCACTGTCTACCCATCCTTCTGTGAGTGGACCAAGCGCACCATCAATGCTGCTGTCATGATCCATGTGCAGGTTGTGGTTGGGTATTTGGTTGCAGATTTGGTTGAGTGCATCTTCTGTGACAACATCACCCACAAGATCCTCGAGTCCCGTGTTTGCAATACCAGTTAGGTACAAGATGTCATCTTCCACTATGCTTTTCGCCGTGGATGGTATTCTGAAATCTTTTCGTTGAATCATATGTATCATGTTTCCTTTTTGTTAGTTCGTTTTATGGGTTGAGCCATCCTTCTTCTTCGAATGGGTGAGGTGCATCGATTGGTGGTCTGCTTTCACGCCAAGTACACGTGCAATTTGGATGTAGGATTGGCATATCCATCGCTTCATCGATGGGCATAGGTACGCCGAGTAGTTCCTCGCAGTCTTCACAACAGTTGACTCCACCTCCGACGAGTTCAACGAGTTCAACTCCTTCATCTTTCATCTGTTGTAGAGTTGCAGTGTTGAGTGTTGTCGCTGTTTCTGTTCGTGCTATCATCTCTGCACGTTTTTCTGGTGAGAGCCCGTTGACGGGTGTGAGTTGTACTTCCTTGAGGCTTGTCTGCTTGGGGTTGACTCCGTTTGCCACATCCTCAAGAATAGACCGACGTATTCCCTGTACCTCGTATTCGGTCGTGTTTTTCACGAGTTCATACTGATTATCACAGATAGCATTCAACACGGCACGGTCACGACTTGTGTATTCAATAAGTCCCTCAGGAGCATTGACACGCTTCGCGTAGTCATATATCTGCTCTGCAATATCTACCCCACGTAATGCTCTTCGCTCAATGATATTATTCCATTCATCTTGTATCCCGCTTTCACGGAAAAACTGATGCAACATCCTATTACGATTGAAGAAGAAATCACGAGCGGCAGGAGTACTAATCCATTCAGCTGTTCGGTCAACTATCTCTGCGAATCCTTCAATGATGTTCGCTTCGACTAGTGTTTCCAGTCTTCTTCGTTCGGATTCGGAGATGATTCGCCTGATTGTTCCATCTATCATCGGTAGTAGTCACCCCAACTGTTTCTTGTCATCTTGTCAAGTCCAAGAGTGTTTCGTACTTCATCAATCGTGTATACACCAGTATTGAGGTATATTTGGTTGACTTGTGCATCGTACATCTCGTCTATCACGTCAAGAGCTTGATAGTGGAAACGTTCTTGGAAGCCATGATGTTTGAGTGTGTTGTTGAATGCATTTTCCACGCAGGCTTTTGCTCCATCGAATGTGTTTTTCCAGTCTTTCTTTTGACTGTCACCACTACCACTACCCAACGATGCGGTTTCAATAATACCTGCGAGTTGTGGTGGCACTTGGAATGTCCGTATGATTTGGTCACGTGCAAACTTGAGAAGTTCAAGGTAGTTCATGTCCCTGTTGCTTCTGATGTTGCTTTGTACTGTTGCACCTTTTACTGCCATGAGTGTTTTTTTGCCTGACTGTTTTGCTGCTTGTTTCTCTGCTGAGAGTCGTTTGAGTTCTGCTACGAAGTTCTTGTCCGTCACATCCTTGTCATATGACAGAATGGTATTTGGGTCAAGACCATCATTCAACAATAAGTCATTGTTGAATCGAAGAGCATTCCTGCTGAGTGCAATCCAATCAGCACAAATATTAATCTTACTAACTCCCCATACACTACGAGTCCGTCTTGGATTCGGCTGCTTGATATGAATCAACTCATCCGGCTCATAGAATACATCAGGCTGATACCTGAGAGCAAAACAATCATTCTCATTATTCCACATGATGTCTTCATTGTGAATATACTTGAATCCATTAAAAACATTGTACTGTGGATCTGTGCTTATCTCGAAGAAGCAATCACCCATCGCCAACAAGCTATCCCATATCAGACTATTCGTATCAGACCAGCTTGTGAAACTGTTGTATCCTTCTGGTTGATGGAATAATCGTTCGAGGTAGTTGTTTGTGAGTGTGTCATCATCTTCGATTGTGTCACTGTCGATGTTGAAGTCACACGCGAGTGCAGTATTTTTGTATGTTTGAAGGCAAACATGGACGTCTACGTTTTGCATTGCTTCGTGGTATATTTCGGTGTTTGTTGTTGTGGTGATTGGGTGTAGGTAGTTGGTGAGTTGTGTGTATTGTGTGTTATCGTGTCGTAGTGTTGGTAGTTTGTTTCGTATGTTTTGTAGTATTCCCATCTTTGTTCTTTGCCTCCTTTCCTGTTTTTTTTATTTTTTGTTGTTTTTTTCACGTCTTCTTTGTTTTTGCGTGATTTTATCATTCTTTTTTTTTGAGTCCCACCCTGCATCCTCCAATCACGCAAGTTGGTTGAACATTATTCAGTCGACATCATCGAAGACACGGTGAATGTCTTTTTCGTGTTCAACAATTCAATCTTTTCATTGATGAAATGTACATCAAATGACAGTATCAGATATTATCATGTTCAACCCCCCATCACAAGTACAACAATCCCCCAAGCAGTTCAGACTCTTCATCAAATCTGTGCTTCATGATTGGCGCACGAAGACTATCACAGAAGTGGTCATCAACCTTATGAGGTTTGTCCTCACCCCTACGAGCAGCCGCTGCGTCCCATTCATACGACTGTATACATTCAATAGTACGAGTGCAACGCTCGTGTATGTGGAAATGATTCTTGTACATCAAATCCGAAATCACCCCAATACATTCCAACGTGTCAGGCATATATTTTTGCACATCCAAGTGTATATCATCACGATGAAGAAGCTCTGTTTCCAGGCTGGTTGCATCATGTGAACAATAGAATGTATTTTCCTCGCATAGTTGGTAATGGTCTTGCATTTCTTGTATCATCTCTGCAATCTGAGTGTTTGTGATACTGACTCCTTCTTGTTCTGCATTGTATCCCCCCTCATCAATGACATAGTATTCATTGTGGTCTTCGTAGCATTGTACCCCTATGAGATTCCAACACGTGGTACTGCTTGCACCGTAGTCGCTTCCCAAGTCCAGGTAGTCGAAGTCTGTGAGTGATTTGTCCTCAGTGTAGATGTTCGCATCATCGAAGTGTGCATAGATTGCCCCCTGCCCTGACACCCAAAGTCCTTCAATATATCGCTTATAAAACAAGCTATCAGGTGGATAACTTGCCTTGAGGTTTTGCACGTACTGATCCGTGAGGGTGGTGTTGTCTTCAAGTCTGAATGTCCACACCTTGCAGATTCCCTCATGATGCATTTCCATGTTGGAGATGTACTCCTTGTACAAGTAGTGATTCGGATTTGCGGGGTTGCACGTGATGAATATCTTTGAGTCGGGTAGACTATTTCTTGACAGTATCATCTTGAATCCGTCCTCGGTGATGACAGTTCCCTCATCAATGAGTGTTCCACCGAAGGTACTTCCTTGAATTTTCTCATCATCACCTTTCTTTCCGACTCCGAAGAGACATACAGTATTATCGTAGAAATATATCTCATTCAAGTACCTGTTATGCTCGGCAGGAATACCCAGAGCGTGTAACATTTTCATAAATGGTCGTACAACATTTCTTTCAAGTGTTGTGAGTGTTTTCCCGACAATCATGAAATCAGAGTTCTCTGAGGTGAGGATGTATTCAATGAATCTTGTGAGTGCTACTATTGTTTTTCCACTTCGTATGCTTCCCACGGCAACGTTGATCCACCGCGTACTCTGGAGTAGGTAGTCTTCTGCAACTGGACTGAAGGGCTGCCAGTTGAACGTGTTGACATCATTCATCCGTTTCATCCTCCTTATCGGTTTGTCTTCGTTCGCGGAGGGATTCGATGAGTCTTCTTGCACCTGCGCTGAGTTCTTCATGATTGAATGCATCAGGATCTACTCCCTCGTAGACATTTCTGAGAACAGTCTGTGTTGTTGCTGCGTGTTCTTTCTGCGATTTCACGTATGAATCTTTGAATTGCACGTACTCTTGTATTTCTTCACGCGTGATTTCCTGTCCAAATTCAAGTTTTTGTAGTAGTGCTTGTTGCATTGTTTCAAGAATCAATTTGTCGTTGTCTATGAGCTTTTGGTCTCGGGGTTGGCGTTCAATGTGACTTGTGAGGTCGTTGTGTTTGACTTTGACAATTTGTTCCTCCATTTCATCTTGGAGGTGTTGAAAATAAGCTTCTTTTCGAGTGCGATGGTAGTATTTACTGCTCCATTCTTGTATGGTGTATATTGAGTGTCCAGTGTGTTTGCTGAGTTGTTCGTGTGTCCAGTGTGGGTTTTGGCAGCTGATTTTGAATGTCATGTAGGCGGCGGGTGTTTCTCGTAGTTTTTTTGTGCGTATGGGTTTTTGCCATTGGCGTGTGATGTCTACCATTTTTTCTCTGTTTTCCTTTTTGGGTTTTTTTGTTGTTTTATTGGGGTTTTATATGGGTTGGGGGAGATATATATTATTTTTTGGTGGGGGGGTAGGTTTTATTCTTCTTTTGTGGTTGTTTTTTTGTTGGTTTGTTTGTTTTTGGTGTTGGTTTTCTTGGGTGTTTTTTTGTCTTCTTGTTTCTTAGTGTCTTGTTTTTTGGTTTCTTTCTTGTATTGTTGTAGTGCTTGTTGTACTTCGGGTGTTGCTGTTTCGGGTGTGGTGCTGTATATGCTTTGTCCTTGTTTGACGATTATTTCTTTTTGGTTTGCTTTGAGTATTTGTATCATATTGTTTCCTCCTTGTATTGTTGTAATGCTTCTTTTATTTGGGGGTTGTTTTTGTCGGTGGTGACGTGTATTTTTCCGTCCTCTGTTTTGTAGAGGATGTCTTTTTTGTGTGTTTGGAGTATTTGTATCATGCTCATCTCCTCGGGGGTTTCTCTCTCTACTTTTTTTTGGGGTGTTATCGGAGTAGGAACATTTGGATGATGCTGAGTATTGCTGCGAATAGTGCGCTGACTGCTGCTCCTCCGATTGCGAATAGTATTTTTTGTACGATGTCGATCCTGTGATTGGTGGATTCGTAGTTGTTTCGTATTCTTTCACTGTTTTTGCTTGTGATTTCTTTGAGTTTGTCTATGCATTTGAGTTTTTCTTCTACGTTTGTTTGTCTTTCTTTTATTTGTGCGAGTGTTTCTGTTGTTTTGATTTGTCCGTCTTGTATTGTTTGTAGTGTTTTGAGTATTTCGAGGTTGTATTTGTTTTGTTCTTGTTCGATTGTGGTTAAGCCTTTTTCGAGTTTGTTTTCTAGTTGTGTTAATCGGTAGTCAAGAAATCGGGCGTCTGTTCGGGGCGGGTCTTCTTCATTGGGTGTCTGTTTCATTTTTGGTGTCATTGTTCTCCCGTAGTATTTCTTCTTGTTTTTCTGTGAGTGTTTTTCCTGTGAGGTATCCTCCGAGTATTCCGATAATGGTGGTGGTGATTGTGATGTCTTTGCCTTGTATGAGTGTTGTGAGTGCGATTATTCCGAGTATGATGAGTATGAGGTTTTGGGTTGTGTTGTTCATATTGTTTTTCCTCCCTGTGTGTTTCTCTCGTATTATTTTTTTGTGTGTTCTTCCCCTCATGTACCACCACTTATCTTTTTGTCATTTTCTTGTGGGATTGGCACTTCTGTCAGATTTTGATGCTCACCCCCAGTAATTTCTTTGTATTGTACATACGCCTCCGTGTGTGCTGTATGCTTTTCCCCCCGTTTTTGGTGATATGCTACAATTGTATCCATTTTTTTTGGTTGTTAATTACTCTATTATTTTTTTTGAGGAAGTAGGAGTATTCCCTTCTTTTTCCGTTTCTTTGGAGAAATAACGTTTATAGAATTATCTTTTTGAACCATTATTTTGAACTGAATAAGAGATGTTGAAATCATTATTCTTTTTTTTGTTATATGTGAATTGGAGGTGTTTTTTTTCTGTCGCAGAAGTGTGTTGTATCAGGTTATCATTGGTGGTCGTGTACATGAGAGGAAGAACATGAGGGGTACTTCTTGTTCTTCCTTGTTTTCTTGTGTATATTGTTTGTACTTTGTATTATTTCACAATTATAGAACAAATGTTCACAAAATAGGAACAAAACAGTCATAAAAAAAAGAGAAAAAATGATGGAAAAAAACAGGGGAGGGGGGAAGAGTGAATAATCAACCAAACAACTCCAGTATATCCTCCGCGATTACACGGGAGTATTCACTACCCAACCGCCACATATTATTGTGTTGGATTGGTGTGCAGTATTGGCAGTATTTTTTTTCTTTGTTTCCTTCACAGGTTGCACATCCTATGCTTCGTAGATGTGCTTGAAGTACCTCTTGGATCTGGGATATTTTTTGTTGTTTTTCATCAGTCATCAGTATTATCCTCCATTTGTTGTGTCTCTTTCTTCTTAGAGGATAGGTATTTTTTCCTTCTCTGTCGAAGGTCTTCACGATATTGAATAATCTCAGCACCATCATCCAACTTGACACATTCCTCAATAATTTGCTTCTTAGAGAAGTATTTAAACCAAGATTTACCCCACCAGATAGTTTTTTTCTGTTCAGAGGTTATAGGGTCAGTGTATTGTTTTTTGAAGATTAACGTCACATTACCCCTATCTTTCGTTATCTGTACAATATTTTCAGTATGGTCTGTAATCTTGGGACGAGTTGTTATTCGATGCTGTTCACAATAATAGCGTTGTTGTTTACGTGCTGTATCCCATAACACACATTCGTCAACTTTAAACAATCGTTGCAACTCCAACTCCGCCAAATACAAACTCTTAAAGAAGCCATAGTACATTTTTTTTTCAGATGTCCATACTTTTATCACATATGCATTTCTACGGGTAAGCCACGTACAAGATCCTTTGTATTCCCCTTTTTGAAGGTGGATACTTCTTTGATTGCATCGACCCTCTTGTTTTCGAAGGGATTGTAGTTTCTGTCTTATCCGTTCTGTCTCATACTCTTGGATACTACTCTTTTGAGTACATTCAACCCAGTGTTTATAATACTTCAATTCTGTATCTGATAATCCTAAGTTCATTATGCTTGTCATTGGAAATCACCACATCCATTGTTTAGAAAGTTTGGGGTGATTAAACATAATTTGAATACACATCATTACGTAGATTCTCCAACACATCAGCGAGGGATGTTTTTGACATTGATTCAAGTTTATCACATTCATTTATCCATACTGCTTCATCATTTGTGATATTATTTAACTCGGTTCTCATCTTCTGACGTAGGTGAGGTGAACGGCCAGCATTCCATAATTCTACTAATCCTTTGAATGCTTTTCTGAGTTCATCATGTCCCATAGCAGTAGCATTGGATTTATCCTCAAGGATTAATAATGAAATAATCATATTAGTAACTAATTTACTGTTGGGACATTCTATTTCCAGGTCACCAAATATCTCATTGATGAGGGTACATACACGTTCCACCTCTGTTTCAAGACAAGTATGGAATTGTTCATTTCTTGATGCATGCAAGTTATCTAAGTCCGTTTGAATATTCCCTGCATTTCGGGAGATTCTATTCTTCCAACCGTTAAGTTCAAGTGGATTGTACTCGAATGTTTTGTCCTTCTGGAGGGATTTATAAATGAAATGTACTATTTTTGAGGCAGGCACATACTGTGCGAATCTAGATGTTATTTGCACGTTCTTCTCATAGAATGGTGTTTTAAGCAATGAAACCATATATCCTTTTGCCGGATCAAGTGATGAATGTGCAAGTTCCCCAGCAGTGAGTGCTTTACCACTTTTATTCAGTTTTTGGAAGAATTCCTTTTTAAGTTCATCTGGTGCATTATCCATCCATATTACAGGTAGTTGTAGAGAGGTGAATTTTCCTGCGAATAATGGATTTGTCTCTTCGATATCTCCATACCGGTAGTTGAAGAGATTTTCATAATCTTTGGGGAGGTTTTTGTTTATGTGGACGAGGTTTTCTACAAAGAAGTCCATTAAGGCTGTGATTCTCTGTCTTCCATCAAGTACTTCCCATACTTTTCCGTCATCTTTAGTACATCTGTTGATGTATACTGGTGGAATAGGAATTCCCCGTATAAGACTTTCAATTAACTCAGACTGGTCTTTGTCCGTCCAGACTTCCCCCCTTTGCATGGATGGGTAATCAATTAACCCTGCATTATATTTTTCGATGAATGCACTTATTGGCTTTGAACCTGCATCTGTATCGAATGCTGTTGCAGGTAACTCTTTTAAGTGAGTTATGTCTTTTAGTTTTTGACTTCCGTCTATTTTATGTTCTGTTTTATTTTCTGTTTTGTTTTCTTTTTTGTTCATGTTGAATTTCTCCTACTTTCATGTTTTGATATTCCATAGTATGATTGACCCAATGACATATAACTATGGATACTGTGGAGAAACAAATTCTACATTGAGACTCCGTGCATTACTAAGTGTAGATAGTGAAAAAAAGTAAAAAATAGTGGGAAGTATTTGGGTCATAAGGGGGTAACAACATTACACCCCGCACGGATAAAAAGTAATGTATTCTTGTAATAACTATCAACAAAGATGGAGGGATGGTCATTCCACAGACAATGCATAAACTGTGCCATAAACATGGATGTTTCCCCCTTTTCCCAGTATCTTCTCCCATCACTGCAGTGGTACGGTCTTGCTTTGTCACCATGTACTCCAAACTTCAGTAGTTTACATGCTTGTTTTACTCCATCATATATTATTATTTCATCTTCAGTTTCCATGTACTCCTGTCCGTCTTGTTGTCTATATTCCTCTGCTTGTAGTATACGAGTTACTGCGTTTTTTGCTGCTTTTTGTATGGGGTTGGAACATTCATCGATTGTATGTGGGAGGAGGTTGTTAATTGAGTATGCTTCGGCTATGTCTTTTGCCCATCGTTTTTGGTTTTCCCATATTTGTCGTATGTATTCTTGTTTTCGCATTAGGTTTTCACCTCCTCGTGTTCTCGGTAGAATATGCATACTTTCTCTGTGCGTGGTATGATATCCTCTGAGAGGATACATGATGCAAGTAACTTATCGTCAACTACTACTACTCGAAAATATATGCAGTTGCAACAGTTAGGCATATTCCATCACCATCTTGTTTTCTTTTTCAAGTTGTCTTGCACACTCACTTGGTGTTTCACCCCTACCAATATACTCCATGACCGTTGAAATGATGGTTGTGTTCCGCAGATAACAATCATCACCTGGTATCTTACACTCCTTGAGTACTTCAATGAGGTACATTGTTTGTTCTTCATCGAGTAGTACTCCTTGTACACTGATGTACTCCTCACGGTGCTCCCACTGGTATTCTATATTACTTGCATGTAACATTCAGCACTCCTCCAGCGTCTGGTCTAAGATTTCATTTGCATTGTTTGTTTCAGTCATGCTCGTTCACCGTCCCACGCCGAAGAAGTAAATAAGCCCCAACACGACCAAAAAACTCATCACCACATCATACAACCACAACACCACAAAATCCTTATCAGTCATTCTTCCACATCCTCTACTGTGAAATCGTCACAGGGACATTTCTTGCATTCCACCAACTTCCAGCCTTTACGTTTACCCTCCTCAAAGTAATTACGAGGATGCTTACAATACCCAACAAAATGCTCATCCACACTAGTGTTATATTTACACAGGGTATGTAATCTCTCATCATATTCAACAGTACATTCATATGTAATATCAGGAATGCATTGTTGAAACCATCTGCAATAATTGTCATCTGGATCATACATCATACATTCTTCACATTTCATCAATCATCACCTCTTTTTTTAGCATCAAAAATAATATAAAGACAAATGTAAGTACGTATGTCTTCCTCCAAGCCAATCTCAAAATGAAGTTTTTCCTTAATCAGCACATTCAGAACATTCTCAGGGATTTCCGTATAATACCTGGTTTTATAGTACATTTTGTCAAGGACAATATCCCATTCTCCATTCCCAAGTTCTCCACATTTTGATTGTATTTTTTCTTCAAATTCTCTCTGATGTTCCTGTAATGTT